GAGAGGTAGAGGATGGACTCCCTCCTATAACAGAATATATCGGTCGTTGTTTTCTTGAAATAGCAGAGAATCTTTCTAAGAAACCAAACTTCATGAACTACCCATTTAAAGAAGAAATGATTGGAGATGGTATAGAAAATTGTTTGATGTATTGTGAAAATTTTGATCCCGATAAATCAAACAACCCATTCTCATACTTTACTCAGATCATATATTATGCATTTCTTCGCAGAATTCAAAAAGAAAAGAAACAAAACTATATCAAGTATAAGTTCTTAGAATCTATGGATCATGATGGTGATTTTAGTCAGTATCTAAAAGCAATCGGTATCAGTGAAGAAGAACAAGAAAACTATAAAAAGCAAGACGAAGAAAAGACACAGAAGAAGCGTAAGAAGCGTAAGAAGAAGACACTAGAATCCTTTATGGAGGACTAAATGAAAGTCGCTATTATTTGTGATACACATTTTGGTGTACGAAACGATTCGCCGTTATTTTTAAATTACTTTTTGGATTTCTTTGAGAATCAATTCTTTCCGTATCTTCGTGATCACAACATCAAGGATGTACTACATCTTGGTGATCTCATGGATCGTCGTAAGTTTGTTAACTTTCAGACGCTAGCAGAAGTCAAGAAGAGATTCATTAGTCACTTTGACTCTGGAGAGTTTGAGTTGTGGTGTCTTTTAGGAAATCATGACACCTATTACAAAAATACAAACGAGATTAATTCAATTAATCAGTTATTCAATAATACAAAAATTAATATTGTAGAAAAACCAATAAACCTTCAACTGGGTAGTTTGTCTATTGCCCTAGTTCCCTGGATCAATAAGGAAAATTATGAAAAGAGTTTGGACTTTATTAAAACTACGACTTCGCCTTTTATTATGGGTCATTTCGAACTGACAGGATTTGAAGTTCTCCGTGGAGTGAAACATGAAGATGGTATGAGTCCTGCTATTCTTTCTCGTTTTGAAACTGTATATTCTGGACACTTTCATTGCAAGCAAAACGAAAAGAATGTTTCATATCTGGGTACTCCATATCAGATAACTTTCTCTGATCTTAGAGAAAACAAGGGATTCCATATTCTTGATACGGAAACTCGTGAACTAGAATTCATTGAAAACCCAAATCGTATATTCTATGCTATTCGATATAACGACGCAGAGAAGGATATGTTGAAGACTGATTTCACAAAGTATAAGAATTGTTTTGTTAAACTAATTGTAGAAAATAAAACCAAACCTTATATATTTGACAAGTTCTTGGATTCGATGTATGGTAATGCTGTAGCAAGTCTCAACATTATTGAAGAGAACAATGTTGAACTAAGTTCAGAACAAACGGTTGACAATACCAAGGATACGCTTACAATCATCAACGCAGAAATTGATGCTATGGAAGAAGTACAAAACAAAAACAAACTAAAAAATATTATTCATGAATTATACATGGAAAGTCTTTCACAATGAACATATTTGTATTAGATAAGAATCCTACAACAGCAGCAGAATACATGTGCGATAAGCACATTGTTAAGATGATTCTGGAGAGTTGTCAATTACTATCGACAGCACATAGAGTACTGGATGGTAAGAAAGTGGAACGACAAACCAAGAATGGTAGACGATATGCCTATTATGTTTTGGAAGATTCGACCACAGATTCTTATATCTACAAGTCCACGATGATCAACCACCCTTGTACAATCTGGGCAAGACAGTCAACAAGAAACTATGACTGGCTAACGAAGCACACGATTGCTCTTTGTTCAGAATATACAAAGAGGTACAATAAGCAGCACAAAGCAGAGCAACTAGCACATTGGCTGTTTCGACATCCACCTGTGGGTCTTAAAATTGATGAACTGACCCCGTTTGCACAGGCGATGCCAGATCAGTACAAGAATATTGATGCAATTAAGGCATATCGTGATTATTATATCTTTGAAAAAGCCAGGTTTGCTAAGTGGAAAAATGGTAATACTCCATACTGGTTTATGGAAGGACTCAAAGAAAATTCTTTACTAAATAGTAAAGAGGAAATAGCAAATGGAGCAACCGTCTGAAACTTACACATTAAAAGACCTTCAAGAAGGCATTGCCAAACGAAAAGTAGTTGTTCGTAAGGGCAAGCGTAAGGTTCTATTTCGTTGCAAACCCGGTGAGAAGAAAATTAACAAAACATGTCGCCGTATGCCTTCCTCACAATTGAATAAACTAAAGAGAAGAGCAAAACGATCAGCAAGAAAAGCACGCACCAAGAGAATGCGAGCACAGAGAAGAAGGAAGATATCTCTTCGTCGTAGAAGAAGTATTCCAAAAACCCCAACAAGGTGATTTTTTAATTATTCGTTATGATTACATTTAAAAAAGTGCGATGGAAGAATTTCCTATCAACAGGAAATAATTTCACGGAAATAGACTTAGATAAGAATAGAACCACTTTGATCAGTGGTGAAAATGGTGCAGGCAAGACCACTCTTCTTGACGCTATTACTTTTGTTCTATTCGGTAAGCCATATCGAAATATCAATATTCCCCAATTACCAAACTCAATCAATGAGAAGGATTGTCTTGTTGAGATTGAGTTTCTTTCTGGTGGTGTGGAATACAAGATCCGTAGAGGACTTGCACCAAAGATCTTTGAGGTCTATAAGTCTGGCAAGATGATGGATCAGGATGCTAAATCCAAAGACTATCAGAAGATGTTGGAAGAAACCATACTAAAGATGAATTACAAGTCATTCTGTCAGGTGGTTATTCTTGGATCTACAAACTATGTCCCTTTCATGCGTTTACCTGCAGCAGACCGTAGAAGTATCGTAGAAGATCTACTTGATATCAATGTATTCTCATTAATGAACACTCTTCTAAAGTCTCGCATGGCTCAGATGAAAACTGATATTGCAGAACTAGAGCATAAGATTGAACTACAAAAAGAAAAGACAATTGCTCAAAAACGACACATCGAAACCCTTGCAAATAAGAACAAGGAAACGATAGATCGTCATGAAAAAGAAATTGAAGAATCAAACAAGCAAATAGAAGAACATCAAAAAGAAATTGATGAAAAGCGAAAGAAGATAGAAGAACTAATTCAAACTTCTTCCCAGATCAATGTAGATGCTGAGATTCAAAAATTAACAGATCTTGGTAGAAGCATTCATATGGAGATGAAGAAACTTGATAAGGATATCTCCTTCTATTCAACAAATGATCATTGTCCTTCCTGTTCTCAAAAGATTGACTGTGACCACAAGGAAAAGGTTTTGACTGAGAAGACAAGTAAGAAGTCAGAACTAGAGAAGGGAATGCAGTTACAAGAAAAGCAAATGACTAAGTTGAATGAAAAGGTCACTGAAAAGAATATAATCCATAACAAGATTCTATTAGAACAAAAGATGATTCACGAAATTGATAGTCAAGTCAGTGCAACAAATAAGTATGTAAAGAAGTTGCTTTCTGATATTGATAGTATTCAATCAGATACCAAAAATATTAATGAAGAACAGACTAAGTTAAAAGAGATGGGTCAAGCAGGTAAAGAACTTGTTGAAAACAAGTTGAAACTAAATGATGATATGCATCATTACTCTCTTGCATCGTTCTTGATGAAGGATACCGGAATCAAGAGCAAGATTATTAAATATTATCTACCAATTATGAATAAGATAATTAACAAATATCTTGCACAAATGGATTTCTTTGTTCAATTTGAATTGAACGATTCATTTGAAGAAACCATCAAGAGTCGTCACCGTGACATCTTCACATATGATAGTTTTAGTGAAGGTGAAAAAAGAAAGATTGATTTATCATTATTGTTTGCATGGCGAGCAGTTGCACAATTAAAGAATTCTCTTAATTGTAATTTGTTAATATTTGATGAAGTATTAGATGGTAGTTTAGATGATGTTGCTACTGAATCTTTTCTTTCCATTCTGAAAGGACTTGACAAAGGTACTAACATCTTTGTAATATCTCATAAGTCGAAGGAACTATTACAGGACAAGTTCCAAGATCATATTACATTTATTAAACGAAACAATTTTAGCAAAATAGATCAATGAAAAAGAAAAAGAAAAAGATGTCTCGGCGTATCGGTCGAGGTGATTCTGTAGACTCTCTGATCATGGGTAGCGAACCTGTGTGGAAGGATGCAGATAAACTAACACCAGAAGATTATGATACCAAGATTCTCAAGGCATTGAATTGGTACAATTATTCATGTGATAATAATTTGTGCAAACCTTGGGTCATTGATTGGATGATGAAGAATGAATATTCCAAGAAGGATATCAAGGCTGCTGCAGCATGTGATATCAATGCTATGGAATTCATGTATATTGGTAGTCGTTGTCGTATTATGAATTTGGGTGGTAAACTTCGACCAGAAACTTTGGAGATGGTCAAGAAAAATATTCAACAAATTATTCATGAAGGTATTCATAAGCCAGCAAAGATTGAAGATCCAAATAAAGAAAAGGTCAATGTTCAAGAAAGAATTCAAAAGAAAACTGTTGAATATATGGCAGTAATTGAACAAAGAGTTGATGATTTATTTGACTTGGCTGAAAATGATGGTAATCTAAAGAATATAGACCACTCAGAGTGGTTGCGTATGCAAGGTATTAAGTCTGTTCACCACAAGAAACTTGCAAAGGTTCTTGATCCACATATCAAGGAACTCAAGCAAGCATATAAGGGAGATCCCGATCTTAAGGAGGGGTTCTCTTTCCTTGGTAAGCGTAAGATCAAGGTTGTAATTGATGCAATGGAAGACCTTAAGGATATTCTAAACTCAAAATGATTTTAATCGATAACACACAAATTATTCTAGGTACGATCTTTGCTCAGTATGATTCTCCTCTAGATGTAACTGTTGATCTAGCAAGACATGTTACTCTAGCCACATATAGAATGTATCGGAATATGTTCCATGCCGAATATGGTGAACTGGTTCTTTGTCAAGATGCTGGTAACTACTGGCGGCGTGATATCTTTCCAAACTACAAGATCAACCGTAAGAAGACACGAGCAGTAGACGATTATAACTGGGATAGAATCTTTGAGATTCTTGATACTATTCGCACAGAAGTTCAAGAAAACTTTCCTTACAAATCAGTCAAGGTTAATCGTTGCGAAGCCGATGATATCATCGCAACCCTCACAAAGCACTATCATGATAAGGAAAAGATCATGATTGTTTCAAGTGATAAGGACTTTCAGCAACTGTTCCGTTATTCAAATGTGAAGCAATATAGTCCAATCAAGAAGAGTCTGGTAACTTGTATTGAACCAGATCGTTATCTGTTTGAACATATTATCAGGGGCGATTCAACTGACGGTATTCCAAATATTCTATCAGCAGATGATACATTTGCGGTAGACGGTAAGCGACAGAAGCCACTTGCTGCAAAGAAACTTGCACAGTGGAAGACATTTAGTGATGTACCACAGGAATTTCAATCAAATATTAATAGAAATCAAATGTTGGTCGATCACACATATATACCTATGGAGTATGAGAACGCTATTCTGGAAGAGTTCAAGGAACCACCAGAGGGAGATCGATCCAAGTTGTTCGATTACTTCGTTGATAAGCGATTGAAAAATTTAATGGATGTAATACAGGATTTTTAAAATGATAAAATTGATATCTGAAATAATTTATGATGTTAGAGATACTGCAACAGACGAAGGCAAGATCAGAGTGTTGCAAAAGAATAGATCAAAAGCATTAGTTGGATTAATGCGTTATGCCTTTCTCGACAAGTATCCAAAACTAGAAAATATTCCAGAATATACACCAGATGATGCACCATTTGGTATGTCATATACTTCATTGTATAGAGAATATAGACATATTCCTTTTTTTTATGATAAGAAGGAAGGACTACAATACAAGAAGCAACAAGATAAACTTAAACTTCTTTTAGAATCTTTACATTGGACAGAAGCAGCACTTCTTGAGAACATTCTTAAGAAGGACACTTCTTCCTTTGGTTTTAATTTGGAAATACTGAAGAAAGCATTTGTAGGAGAATTTAACTGAGCCATGTCCGAAGATTACAAGAAACAATACGAAGACAAAAGTTTAGCAAAGAAAGTTCAAAAGAAAGCATCTAAAAACAGTCGAAGAGAAAACAAGGTGCAACTTGATAATTTTAAGTATAGTATAAATGAAGATGATATGTTTGATTTAATTGATGAAATGGAGGATTAAAATGTCCGACATAGAAAAAGAAATACAAGAAAACGAAAAACGAAGTGATGAAACATACAAGAAACCACAGGCTGGTTTCTTAAAGAAGGCTGCAACATTTACACAATCTGTTGTTTCAAAGGGATTAAATAATAACAAAGCAGAACCGGCAGTTATTCATTTAAGACAATTAAGTTGTCATGGTGATGAAGGTAAGAAATTACCACCATGTTCTGAAAGAAAAGATAGTGTTAAATTCCCAGGTTCATTCTTTTGCGGAGCATGTGGTTGTGGTGATAAGGAAATGACACAATTAGCAACTCGCAAATTGGATAATGGTGAAAATGCATATTATAAATTAGAATATCCAAAGGTTCATTGTCCACTAATGATGCCTGGATTTACAAATTATATTCCAACTACATCGGGAATTTCTGAGAATCCTCGTAAGAAATTCATTGAATTTACTAATGGTATAGAGTATATTAGAGAGAACTCTAAGTGATAAAGGAGAATGTGATGACATCTACAACTATGAAAATTTCCAAGCGTACATTAGACATCTTAAAAAACTATGCGTCGATTAATTCAAACCTGCTAGTAAAGCCAGGCAATACACTCTCAACCATTTCTCCAGTAAAGAACATTCTTTCTGAAGTAGAGGTTGCAGAAACCTTTGAAGTAGAATTTGGTATTTGGGATCTGAACAAGTTCCTTGGTACGATCTCTCTCTTCAATGATCCAGAGTTTGAGTTTGATGATAAGTCTGTAACCATCAGTGGTTCAAACAATTCATCTGTGGTTTATCGTTATTGCGAACCAAAGTTGCTAACTGTTCCTACCAAGAAGGTACAGATGCCAAAGGTAGCAGTTTCATTCGAACTGACTCAGAAGGCATTCTCTGAACTTCTAAAGGCAGCAGCGGTTCTTCAACTTCCTGATATCGGTGTTCGTTATAACATTGATGGCAGTAAGGAAGGCAAGATTGAAATGTTTGCAACTGATAAGTCAGATCCAAGTTCAAACTTCTATTCATTCCCAGTTGGTGATCATGATGGTGAAGAATCATTCAAGATGTTCTTCAAGACCGAGGATCTTAAGTTGTTCCCCGGAGATTATGAAGTAGAACTTTGCAAGCAGATCGTAAGCAAGTTCAGTCATAAGGATATGGATCTATCGTACTGGATTGCACTACAAGCCGATTCAACATTTAAGGATTGAGTATGCAGACAAATGATGACATGTTTATCTGGGTCGAAAAGTATCGACCACAGAAAGTGGCAGATTGTATTCTCCCTAACCGTCTAAAGAGTTTTTTCTCTGAGGTTGTTAAGGGAGAATGGAAGGACATGCCAAACATGCTTCTTTCTGGTGGTGCAGGATGTGGTAAGACAAGTGTAGCCAAGGCACTCTGTATGGAGATGAATCTTGACTATATCATAGTCAACTGCTCAGAAGACGGAAATATTGATACGCTACGGGTAAAGATTCGAAACTTTGCCAGTAGTGTATCTCTTTCCGGTAATGGTAAGGTTGTAATTCTAGATGAGTTTGATTATGCAAATCCATCCAGTATGCAGCCTGCTCTTCGTGGATTCATGGAAGAGTTTGCCAAGAGTTGTCGCTTTGTTCTTACTTGTAATTTTAAGAACAAGGTAATCGAACCACTTCATTCTCGTTGCACATGTCTTGATTTTCGTTATGATGGTAAGGAAAAGAAGGAACTATCTTCACAGTTCTTTGAAAGAACTAAATTCATTCTTGAAAATGAAAAGGTCAAGTATGATGATAAGGTTCTTGCAAAACTTGTAATGAAGCATAGTCCTGATTTCCGAAGACTCATTAATGAACTTCAGAGATATTCTACGAGTGGTGATATCGATACTGGTATTCTTGCTGAAGCAGGTGATATCAATATTGAAGATTTGATTAGTCATATGAAGACCAAGAATATTACAAATATTCGTTCTTGGGCATTCTCAAATCTTGATAATGATCAATCAATGATCTTCCGTAAGTTGTATGATTCATTATCACAAAAATTAACTCCTTCTACTCTCCCAACAGCAATTTTAATTATTGCAGAGTATCAGTACAAGTCTGCGTTTGTTGCAGATCAGGAAATTAATCTTGTGGCTTGTATTGTTCAACTTGCTATGGAATGTGAGTTCAATAAATGAACATTTGGGATATAATTAATTCTATAAATTTATCCAAAAAGAACTTATACGAATCTGGGGATATGACCGATAAGGAGTATCTACCATTTATTGTAAATAAAAGTTTATCATATTTTAACGATACGCTATTTCATGCAAATGAAATGAATGTTCATTACCATCTTCCAAAGCAGATGCAGTATGAATATTTGTTAACCCAAATTCGTCCTCGTAAGAGGTTTTCTAAGTGGTTAAAGAAAACAGAGGATAAGGATGTGGACTATATCATGGCTTATTATAATATTTCAAATAAAAGAGCAATTGAATATAAGTCCCTCCTGTCAAAATCTCAATTACAAAAAATAAGGAATACCATGTCCGTACAGGACTAATGATTATTTTTTATACATATAAATGATATTATTGTCATTTTTTGTAGAAAGAATAATTATGCAAAACGACTCATTTGATGTGGGTTCATTATTAGAAGTAACCCTGAAAAACGAGGATGATTTCCTAAAAGTTAAAGAAACTCTCACTCGTATAGGTGTTTCTTCCAAAAAGGAGAAAAAACTATACCAATCATGTCATATTTTACACAAAAAGGGTAAATATTACATAGTACATTTTAAAGAACTTTTTTCTCTAGACGGATTGCCATCGGACATAAACGAATCTGATCTGGGAAGAAGAAACATGATTGCTAAATTATTAGAGGAATGGGGACTGGTTGGAGTGGTTGATAAGGAAAAGATGAACAGTATACTGACACCAATTAATCAAATTAAAATTATACCACATAAAGAAAAGGGAGAGTGGGAACTTTGTCCGAAGTACCACATAGGTAAGAAACGATGATAGGCGGAACATACGACATCTTAGCAGAAGAAGGTTCAACTTTAGAACTCCAATTCGAATATTTGGATGAAAGTAATGTTGCAGTAAATATAACATCTGCTTCATATATTGTTGATTTCTTATTAAAGAAGACTTCAACAAAAGTAGATACTTTTCTTTTTGGTATGGATTCGACAGGTGATCAAATAGAAGGAACTATTCTATATCCAAATACACACGGAACATTTGGTTCTTTGACCAAAACTGGTAGTTCAAATGGTTCATTTAAATTGACAATCAATGCCGATACAATGGCTGAACTTACACAAGGAACATATTTTTATCATTTAAGACTTATAAATGGTTCAACAGTAACTCCTCTTTGCAAAGGACGATTCACAGTAGAATCTAAAGTAAAATGAAATCAATTAAAGTAACTGCAAAAGAAGCAAATAAAATTCAACCTGATTATAATGGTAATAAAATAAAAATTATTAAAGTTAAAAGCACAACAGTAATAGTAAAATAATATGCCAAGAAGGTTGCTAAAAAATCCAGCATTAACGATCTATTCTGTTGATGGTGCAGCAGAAACTCCTATATTAGACGAATCGACAATTCAAAACAATAATTCAGGTATTAGTCTCGGTGAGGCTATAATGAATTATCAATCAAAACGATTTTGGATTGGTATGGGTCTTGGAAGAAAACCATTTGAATTAACAAGTGTGGTTATATTAGAAAATTCTGGTGAGACACCAGATGTTGGTACTCTTTATCCCGCTGGAACTTTGATCATAAATACTGTTGACAATCTTGCATGGGTAGGAACAGGAAATCAGACAACAGAGGGAAGTTTTATATCAGTAAGTGGTGGTGATCTTGATGGCGGAACATTCTAATGGCAATAATCAAACTTAAAAGATCAGAGACAGCAGCAACAGCACCAGCATCATTACAATATGGTGAAGTTGCTATCAATGTCACAGATAAGAAAATTTATATTGGTAATAGTTCCGGTGCAACAACACTAATTGTTGATGGAAATGCAAGTGGTTATACTGCACCAACACTTGGTTCAACTACTCTTACATCTGGTGCGACAATAACCAGCATAGCAGGACTAACATCAGTAACATCTACAAGTTTTGTTGGCGCATTGACTGGTAATGCTAGCACAGTAACAAATGGTGTTTATACCACAGATACAGGAACAGTCACCAATACAATGTTAGCAGGATCAATCGCTAACAATAAACTAACAAATTCATCTATTACAGTCAATGGAAGTTCAATATCACTTGGTGGTTCTGCTACAGTAACAGCAAATACAACAAATGCATTGACAATTGGAACTGGATTATCTGGTACATCTTTCAACGGTTCTGGTGCAGTTACAATTGCAATAGATTCTACAGTAGCAACATTAACTGGTGGTCAAACTCTTACCAATAAAACAATTAGTGGATCCAGTAATACTTTATCAAACATTGCAAATGCATCACTAACCAATTCATCAATTACTATTAATGGTTCTACAATTTCCCTTGGTGGATCTGCAACTGTTACTGCAACTGCAACAAATGCATTAACTCTTGGAACTGGTTTAACAGGTACATCATATAATGGATCAACTGCAGTTACAGCAGCAGTTGATACATCTACAATTGCAACAAGAGCATATGTAGATACTGTCGCCCAAGGATTACACACCCATGCAACAGCAAAAACTGCAACTACTGCAACATTAGCAACTTTGACAGGTACAACTGTTTCTTATGCAGGTGGAGCAATCACATGGACTGGTGGAAATGCAGCAAATGGTGCTTCCTTCAATGATGGTACAACATTAACTGCAAATACAACAGAAGCATCTGCAGATAGAATTTTAGTAAAGAATGAAGGTGGTGTTGGTGGTCTTGGTGCAAGTAAAAACGGCACATACTATGTTTATGCAGCAAGAGAATTGAGAAGAACAAGCGACGGTGATGCAGCATCAGACTGGCTTGGTGGTGATTTCTGTTTCGTTACTAATGGTACATTATATGCAGATACTGGTTGGGTTCAAACTGAAGTAATAACAACTCTTGATACCGATTCAATTATTTGGCAACAATTCTCTGGTGCAGGTTCGTTCACCGCAGATGAAACCACACTCACATTAAGTGGTTCACAATTCTCCATAAAGAGTACTTATGTTGGTCAAACATCAATAACCACACTCGGTACAATAGCAACTGGTACATGGAACGCTACTGCAATAGGTGAAACCAGAGGTGGAACAAATCAAACAACATATGCAACTGGTGATTTACTATATGCATCTGCAACCAATACATTAAGTAAATTAGCAAAACCAGCATCATTAACATCATTCCTGCAAATGACTTCTGCTGGTGTTCCATCGTGGACATCAACAATTCCGACAACAAATGGTGGTACTGGACTTACCTCATTTACATCTGGTGGATTGGTATATGCATCTTCAACTTCTGCATTAACAACAGGAACTGTTTTTGACATTGATAGTTCAGCCACTGTATACAGAATTAATATTGCATCAGGAGCAACACCAAGGGCAACTCAAGAATTTAAAGTAAGTGAAACTGCATTCAATTCTTCAGCAGCAATTGGTGTTTATACCGATGTTACTGATAATCCTCCAGGATCTCTTGGACAAGCTTATGTAAACTTAGCAAGTACAACAGGTACAGATTCACAAATAGTATTAGCATCTGGAGCAGGATCGGTTACTTTTGCTGGTGGTACAACTCCACTTACATTAACAACAACTCCAAGTTTATGGGGATCTACTGTTGGTGTTCTTTATTGTATTGATGATGCGCTAAATCCTTACATTATTTTTGGTGATGATGGAACAAATAATACAACAAGTATAAAAATAACCGATACTTTGAGTACAATGGTGGTGACAGCAGCAACATTGAAGATAAATACAAGTACACCCTCTGCTGGTGAAGTATTGACATGCACCTCTTCTGATGGTACATGTGAATGGCAAGATAATACAGGAGCAACTTTAGCATTATATAATATGGGATTCATTTAAGGAGAGATATATGGCAACACAACCACAGTATACAACACAACCAATTGTAGAAGTTTTTTCAGTAGCAAGCACAGACACAAGCCGTTCTGCACCATCCACAGTTACCACTCTTTGTTCTGGTCCTGCTGTGGCGGCTGCTAACGGTGTTGGCAAAAGAATTAACCGAGTTACAGTAACCGAAGTCAACGCAATAGGTGCAGGTACTGCAAATGTTATTCGGTTTTGGATATCTACCGATGGAGGATCGACTGATCGTTTGCTTGTAGAAAAGGCAGTTCCTGCAATAACTTCATCTTCTACCGCAATTGGATTTAGAATAGAAGTGCCAGAATTGGTTGGCTTAATTCTGCCCGGAGCAGCAAGCAACCCACCAACTTTATACATGAGTTCTCATTTGTCTGCAACTTATCATGTAATTATTGAATCAGGTCTACTATGAACCAAGGATTTTTTGCTTCTTTACCTGTTACATCACAAGTTCTCAGTGTTAAAGAGTACGATTCTAGCAATTCGTATGTTATTCAGCCTGGAACTAAAAGATTATTAATTATGGCTGTTGGTGGTGGCGGCGGCGGTGGAGGTGGAGGTCGTCGTGCATCAGGAACCGCATCTTTTGGTGGTGGTGGTGGAGCCGGTGGTGCAATTGTTCTTCATGAGTTTGATTTAAACACTCTAAATTTAAAGGTTGGAAACAGTTTAACAATCACGATTGGTGTGGGTGGAAATAGCGGAACTGGTGCAACTGCAGACACCACTTCTGGAGGTAACGGTGGTACTGGTGGTAATACCACAATAACAGTTTCTGGTAGACCCGGAACTTTGATAACTGCTATTGGAGGAGATTTTGGAAGAGGTGGATCGAATACTGCAGGAACCGCTGGCACTGCTGCAAACAGAATGATATTCGGAACACAAGTCAGCACAGGAGCAGCTACAGCAGGTGCAGCAGGTTCAGCATCCACACAACAAATAGCAACACCACTTCAAAACGGAGGAGCTGGTGGTGGAGGTTGTGCTGTTACTACAGGTACAGCAGGAACAGGTGGTCCAATAGCAGCCACTGCCCTAACAACTACTGGTGTTTTTAATTTAGATTTTGTCAGAAACGGTACTGTAAAAAGCGGTGGAGCCATAAACACTGCCACTTCGCCTGCTTTTAACCCTATTGGAATATTAGGTTCATGCTATAGTCCGGGTGTTGGTGGCGTTGGCGGTGGCGGTGGTCAAACAACTTCAGCCAACAACGGAGAAGCTGGTTGGCGTGGTAGTGGTGGTGGTGGTGGAGGGGAGCATTGAACACAATCACTACAGGTAACGGTGGTACGGGCGGAAATGGCTATGTAGTTATATGGGCATTATCTTGAAAGAATTTTTATGAAAGCAGCAATAATTAATACACAAACTGGTATTGTGGAAAACATAGTAATAATTGATAATATTGGTTGGGATCCTGGAATTAATTTGAATGTAGTAGTTTTACAAGAAAATGAAGCGTGTGTAATAGGACAATCTTATGACCAAAACGCAACTACAAGATTTTTTGGAACACCAGCACCACAACAAAGAATGTACACAACACACGATTTTTTATTAAGATTTACCTCAGAAGAACGAGCAGCCGCCAGAGCGGCTGCACTAATCGATCCTATTATTGCAGATTTTCAACAATTATCACAAGTTGTTCCAACTATTGATAATATGAATCCAGAAACTGTACAAGGAATGCAATATCTAGTTTCTGCTGGAGTAATAACACAACAAAGATATAATGAAATTATGGGTTGACTTTTGATTAAACTGTGATATATTATGACAATGTTAAAAATCTACAAGTTATACCCTGAAGTAAAGACACCAAAGAAAGCAACTGCACAGTCTGCGTGTTTCGATTTACATGCTTATCTTGGTCAACCTCTCTATGAAGTAAAAGGTTATTGTGCAAATAATAGAGAGTGTGTAGCAAATATTTTTGAAACAAAAGAAGGTGGCAGATATATTAAAATAGATCCCGGTCAGAGACTCTTGGTTTCGACTGGGATTATTTTTGATATTCCTGCTGGCTATTCTGTAAGAATTCATGCTCGTTCTGGACTTTCGTTCAAACAAGGTTTAGTTATGGCAAATGCACAAGGTATTATTGATTCTGATTATATTGAAGAATCAAAAATTATGTTGTACAATATTTCAAATGAAAAACTTTATGTACATCATGGTGACAGAATTGCACAAGCAGAACTTGTAAAGTGTGAAACTTATGATATACTAGAGACAGTTGATAAACCAATTCAGAAGACAGACCGAAACGGTGGTTTTGGATCTACCGGAGTTTCATTATGACTAAGAAAGAACTTTTAGAAAACCATATTACACTTTGTGACGCTGCAAGAACATTGATGGAAAAGAAGAATACTGATTATGCAGGTCGCTCTGGAACTGAACCATTCGCTAACTTTACTCGCGTAGAGTCAATGGGCATTTGTTCAACTGAGCGTGGTATGCTTGTTCGTCTTACAGACAAGATGAGTCGTCTTTCTTCTTTTGTTGAAGCAGGAAAGATGGAAGTTGCAAATGAATCGTTTGAAGATACAGTAGTTGATGTGATTAACTATATGGTTCTTCTACACTCATATATCAAGGATAAGAATGCCAAAGTTTGAAGTATTGCTTGGTGATAATAGAGAAATTTTAAACTCTCTACCAGAGTGCTCTATTAATACTTGTGTAACATCACCGCCATATTTTGCTCTTCGTGATTATCACAATGATGATCAGATCGGTGCAGAAGATACACCAGAAGAGTATGTAAATGAAATGGTAAAGGTATTCCAAGGTGTAAAGAGAGTGCTCCGTGATGATGGAACTTTGTGGTTGAACATTGGTGATACTTTTGGAAAGAACAAGAATCTTTTAGGTGTTCCTTGGTTGGTTGCTTTTGCTTTGCAAAAGGACGGTTGGATTCTACGCAGTGATATTGTGTGGCACAAGACAAATCCAATGCCAGAAAGTGTAAAGGATCGTCCTACACGATCACATGAATACTTCTTCTTACTTGCAAAGAGTAAAAATTATTATTATGATATTGAATCTACTAAGACTACTGCAAAGCATCCTGAAGATAAAAGAATTCAAAATGGTCATAAGAGAAAGACAAAAGAATGGCAAGAGCAAACTGGTCTTTCTGCACATTCAGGATTTGATAAGAAATATGAAACTGCAAACTTGCGTGATGTTTGGAGCATTGCTACCAATACATACAAGGGAGCACACTTTGCAACATTCCCATTGGATCTGATCAAACCTTGCGTCGTAGCAGGTTGTCCGGTGGGTGGAACTGTTCTAGATCCATTCTCTGGTTCTGGAACTACGGGGATTGTATCCTGCATGAATGATAGAAATTATTTGGGAATTGAGTTGAATCCCGAGTATCATGCGCTATCATACAAGCGTTATGCAGAAGAAGTATCCCCACTTACTACAATAATGGAATGAGTGAATTTTATACACATGTTTCTGTCCGTGGTAACTCTATTCTTTACACAGGTTACAAGAATGGTAAAAGAGTAAGAGAGAAGGTCAAGTTCTCTCCCACTCTTTATGTTCCTGCTGGTCCAGATCAGATCAAGACCACTCCTTGGAGAACTCTAGACAATCTTCCAGTTGTTCCTTTTGAGTTTGATTCTATTTCTGATTGTAGAGAAATGATTGAAGAATACAAGGATGTTCAGGGTTATCAGATCTATGGTAATACTGATTATCAATATCAATTTATTGGTGATCGTTTTCCAAATCTAGAATACGATCCAAACACTCTAAAGGTGTGTTATCTTGATATTGAAACACAGTGTGAGGATGGATTCCCTACAGTAGAGAAAGCAGATCAGAAGGTCAACATCATCACTGTTCGTTTCCTACAGCAAGGTAAGGAAACAATTCAT